GGCAGCCGGACGTCACCTCCCAGGAGATGCGCGACGCCATCAATGCATGGCGGGATACATACCTGAAGCGCGAGGGCGATAAGGCGTCCGACCCGTGCATGCGCATGGCTTACGTTATCGTGCACAAGCTGCAGAAAGGCGTTTTCGCAGAATACAGCTCGGATATTTTAGACAAGGAGAAAACGGCCAAGGGAAAATGGATGGACCGGAACCTGTCGCAGCTTGATCTCATCCGGGACAGCGTCCTGCAGTGGATGCTGATCGGCGGGGAATGCTGGGTAAAGCCTGTACCACGGCCCGCCCCCGATGGCAGCACGATTTTTGCGCCGCTGCTCGTACACAGGACAGACGCCGTGATCCTGGCGCGTGAACCGGACGGCCGCGTCACAAGCATCGTTACAGCGGAGCACACTGCCCGCGGCAGCCAGTACTATACACTGCTGGAACGCCGCACGGTGGATGCAAACGGATACCTGACCATTGAGAACAAGCTGTACGCGAGCTTTGACCGCGGTACGCTCGGTGTACGCACTGCACTTTCAAAGCTGGACCGGTACGCCCAACTGCCTGACCTCTATACGTACCCCGTTCCCGTTGGCGGCGTTGGAATGACGCCGCTGCGCGTGCCTCTGGCGAACTGTGTGGACGGCAGCATGGACGCCATCAGCATCTACGAGCCGGCCATGGGGCTGATCCGGAACATCGACCAGAACGAAAAGCAGCTGAACGATGAGTTCGAGCTGGCCCGGCACCGGTTAATTGCTCCGGCTGAGATGCTCAAAACAGGACGCGACGGCCGGCGTACTCTGGATGACAGTGTATTTGTCGCTCTGAAGGATATCCACAGCGACCTGGCGCCCACGGCGTTTACGCCGCAGCTGCGGGATGAACCCTACGAACGGCG